AACTATAACTATGCAGGTGGTCTAGCAACATATGACTTCTATGCAGGGTATGTAGAACTAGCCGCTAGAATGTTTGGTGGGTTTGTTATCTACACATTTGATCCAGTATCTAAAACAATTAGATTTGTAAGAGACTTCAAAGGATCAGGTGAACAGATTCTTATTTGGGCTGACATCATGCGTCCAGAAACAACTCTCTTACAAGATCCAGGCATTGCTCCATGGTTAGAAAACTATGTCTTAGCAACATGTACGATCACTATTGGTCAAGCACGTGAGAAATTCTCAACTATCCAGGGACCAGGTGGCGGTACTGCTCTTAATGGTGCGGCTATGAAAGCAGAAGGACTTGCGGCACAAGAAGCATTACACAAAGACCTAAGAGACTACGTTGACTACTCACAACCTCTTACATGGATACAAGGTTAATTACCCAATACTCCTTGACTTTCTCTTCAAATTATCTTATAATGCTACTACTTAACTAGAGGACTATCCATATGATTATAGGTATTACAGGACTTATCAGCAGTGGCAAAGACACAGCCGCCGATTATCTTATTCGATTCCATGGCTTTAAAAAACTCAGTTATGCAGGTACGTTAAAAGATTGTGTATCTGCTATCTTTGGCTGGGACAGAGAAATGCTAGAAGGTACAACTCAATCTAGTAGAGAGTGGCGAGAAGAAGTTGACGAGTGGTGGGCAAAACGATTAAACATGCCTCATCTAACTCCTCGTTGGGTCTTACAGTATTGGGGAACTGAAGTAGGTAGACGTTCATTTCATAATGACATCTGGGTAGCATCAGTTGAGAATCAATTAAGGACTACAACTGATAATGTTGTTATAACTGATTGTCGATTTAAGAATGAAGTTGATGCAATCAAAAATGCAGGTGGAACAACAGTACGAGTAGAAAGAGGCGAAAGACCTAACTGGCTAACTGATGCAGTCGATTATAACTACTATCAAAACCCACAAGCACTTGCACGATTAGTTGATAAAAATATACATGCTAGTGAATATAGCAGTGTGGGATTAGACTATGATCATACAATTTACAATAATGATACTATCGATGCACTACACAAACAAATGGAGTTAATAGTCAACGGTTAAGTCTCCTCTTGTCCAAACAATTTCTTTTTTCTTTACCACTTCAACACAGTTTAAACAGACTGTACGCAGATTAACAAAAGCCACATTGGTAGAATTTCCATCAATGTGGTATACGACCATTTGTGTAGAGTATAAACTTTTAAATCCGCATAAAAAACATAATTTGTCTTTTTCATATCCTGCTCTTTGCCAAAGATATATAGGCTTTTTTATCTTATTAGTTTTACCGCATTGGTTGCACATACTTCTATAATGCCTTTTGCCGTTCTTAATATAATTCACAGCACAGACTTTTTTGTTACAAACATTGCATATTGGTCTAGGTAAACTCATATTAGTATTTATAGAAATGCCTTCGAAGGTATCTTAATCCGTTGTTTTTTGTAATACATGATAAATAATAGTATGAAAAAACAATCAGGGTGTAACCCTCAAAATCATACAAAAGGAATATTATCATGGCACTAACATCACCAGGCGTACAAGTCTCAGTTATTGACGAAAGTCAATATCTTGCTGGAGCACCAGCATCAGTTCCGTTTTTCTTATTTGCGACAGCAGAAAACAAAGCGGATCCAACATCAACTGCAACAGCGGCGGCAACAACTTCTGCAAATGCAGGTAAACTATATACAATTACAAGTCAAAGAGACTTAGTTACTCTATATGGTAATCCATTCTTCTACTCATCATCTGCAGGAACACCAATCCAAGGATATGAATTAAATGAATATGGATTATTAGCGGCTTATTCAGCACTTGGCATTACTAATCAAGTATATGCATTAAGAGCAGATATCGATCTAGCAAGTTTAGTCGGATCAACAGGTCGTCCAACTGGAGCACCAACAAATGGCGCTTACTGGTTAGATGCTACTGATTCTACATGGGGACTTAATATATGGAGTGAATCAACTCAAGCATTTACTGCACCAACTCCAATCGTAATTACATTAGCATCTCAAGTATCTAGTGGTCAGCCACTATCATCAGTTGGTAACATCGGTGATTATGCAATCGTTGCTATCCCTACTTATGATTCTCCAACATCAACTACTAATCAAACATATTGGTACAAAAATAGTTCAAATGCTTGGGTAGAATTAGGATCAGTTCCTTGGATGAACTCTTTTGCTACACTTGTAACACCAACTGCTAACCCAACATTGACTGAAGGAGATACAGTTGAACTTTCAATTAGTGGTGGACTAGGCGCAGGAGGCAGTAATACTGTTTCTCTCGTAGTTGCGGCGGCACCAAACAACACTGTTAATCAATTAGCACAAGACATTAATTCTCTTAACTGGGAATACATTTCAGCAGATGCTTCTAATGGCAAACTTAACATTTATTCTGCTCAAACAGGTGGAACACCTAACAGTGACGATGTTAATTTAAATGCATATTTCGTAAGATTGCATGATGCTACTGGTACTATAATGACTGACTTAGGTTATACAGCGGCGGCACAACTTTCATATCAGCCAAGAGTTGCATATGGAACTTCTGCTCAACAACCAGTTTGGGGGTCAGCACAAGATTATCCAGCACCAACAGGCTCTACATGGGTTCAGGTTAACGGTACAGGATTACAACCAGTAATCTCTTCATACAACTCAACAACTGCATCTTGGACTGCAAAAACTCAGTCATTCGCAACTTCTGATTGGAGTCAAATCTATTCAGCAGACTCAACAGGTGGCGGAGCAATAGCGGCAGGTGACGTTTATACTCAGTATGGATTCGATAGTGACTTCAATGCAGGTCCTGTTTACTACTGGTACAGAGCGGCAACAGGCGCAACTGTAGTTAAAGGTGTAAATACTACACCAGACTTTACTTCAGGACCATATGTTGCAGGAGTTCAAATTTCAACACCAGGTGTTTCTACACTTAGTAGTTCATATCCATTCAACTTAGCAGATGCTACAGATGCTACAGATTTCGTAACTGCATGGTCAGCGGCGAACATACCTTACACATCTGCATCAGTTAACGATGACGGTACTATTTCATTAACACACACAGCAGGTGGTGTTATTGTATTAGATGATTATAAAGCAGACGGAACATCATCTGGTTTATGGGCAGAAGCAGGATTCAATATATCTACTACTGTAGGTGGTAAAGAAGGTCCTTTCAGAAATGACATTACCTTTAACAGCACACAGGCTTCAACAACAGGTTCAGGTACAGGATTACAAATTGCTGTAACAAATAACTATGGATTCTACGATTTTAATCCAATTTCAGTTGTAGGCGCAGGTACAGGACATGCAGTAGGCGACAGAGTTACTTTCTCAGGCGTAGATTTTGGCGGAGCAACTCCAGCAAATGACTTAGTAGTTACTATAACAAAAGTCACTGCAGGTGCAGTTGATGCTTATACTTGGTATTCAGGTACTGGTCCAGATATGTACACAGTTCAGTTATCTAACTGGAGAGAATTCTCATTAACAACAACTGGAGCATATTCATTAACAGCGAATGAAGGTGCACCAACTGCAATCCCAACTAACATGACTAACTGGTATTACACAGCAACTGATCAATGTGATATCATGGTTAATACATCAACAGGTTGGAAAGGATACGGAAATCAAGGTTATGATAGCAACGGAATGGTTAACACAAACGTTGCAAACACAACTGATCCTAAAGGTCCTCTCGTATCTGCTAGTGAACCTTCACTTCAAAGTGATGGAACAGTATTAGCATACGGTGATCTTTGGTTAGATACCTCAGACTTAGAAAACTATCCAACATTATATCGTTGGGAATCAGTACAACAAACTGGTGGCGGTTCAGCAGTTGATAAGTGGGTCTTACTCGATAAGAGTGATCAAACTTCACCAGATGGTATCTTATTTGCAGATGCACGTTGGGCAACTAACGGAACAACTAATCCAGCAAACGATCCTATTCCAAGCATCGTATCATTACTAGCAAGTAATTACTTAGACGTTGATGCTCCAAATACAGCAAACTACCCAGTAGGTATGCTGATGTGGAACATGAGACGTTCAGGATACAATGTCAAGCAATACAGAATTAATTACTTCAATGCTGACAGATTCCCTAACAAAGTATTACCAACTGTAAAAGATGCATGGGTAACTGCTTCAGGTTTAGAAGCAGACGGTTCTATGTACGCAGGTCGTAAGGCTCAAAGAGCAATGGTGGTAACATCAATGAGATCAGCAATCGCATCTAACACTGCTATTAGAGATGAAGATAACTACTTCAACTTACAAGCATGTCCAAACTATCCTGAGTTACAACCAGATATGGTTACATTGAACTCTGATAGAGGTGAAACTTCTTACATCGTTGGTGATACACCAATGAGATTGAAAGATAGTGCAACTGATATTCAGGCTTGGGCAACTAACGCGGCAGGAGCAACAGCAACAAGTGAAGACGGTCTAGTAACTAGAAATACTTATATGGGTCTATTCTATCCATCAGGTATTACTACTGATCTATCAGGTCAATTAGTAGCAGTTCCATCATCTCACATGATGACACGTACAATCTTACGTAATGACAATGTTGCTTATCCTTGGTTAGCGCCAGCAGGAACTAGACGTGGTATTATCGACAATGCTTCAAGCATTGGTTACTTAGATTCAGCAAGTGGTGAATTTGAAGTAATTAAAACAAGCATTGGTATTAGAGATGTGTTATACACAAACTTTATTAATCCAATGGTATTCTTTACAGGTCAAGGATTATTGAACTATGGTAACAAAACTTCATTTAATTCATCATCTGCTTTAGATAGAGTTAACGTAGCACGATTAGTCGCTTATATACGTAGACAATTAGTATTAGCGGCACGACCATTTGTCTTTGAACCAAATGATGTTCAAACAAGAAAATCAATTGCGGCAGTAGTTGAAACATTGTTTGCTGATTTAGTTTCAAAACGTGGTCTATTTGATTACTCAGTAGTTTGTGATTCATCTAACAATACTCCAGCGAGAATTGATAGAAATGAACTTTGGATTGATATAGCAGTTGAGCCAGTGAAAGCGGCTGAATTCATATACATTCCAGTTA